GTTAATTTAGCAGAACCTGATAAATCTTTATATGAAGCAGATGCTAAAAATACATTTCTCGCTTTACCTTTTACTGTACCAAAACTAGCAGTCATCTCTGATAATTTCTTTCCTGAATACTTTGTGTGAAATACTATACCCATTTTAGCACGAGCAATTTCTCTGCCCATAGATGAACTAGAAGGAACAGCATAGGTAATTGTGTTAGGTGTAAAAGTAATCATACTTTCACCATCTATTGTAGCAGGTTTTAAATCTGATGAGGTGAATAATAAATCACCTTGTAGAACATCTTTGATATTTAATTTTTTAAGTTCAGTTAAAGCAATACTAAGTTTAGTGGCTAAATCACCAGCATGATTTCTTTTAATATCTGATACTGTATAATTGACTTTAGGAGTTTTATTAAAAACTGATTTTGTTCCGACAAAGAACTTGCCGTTTTCAGGATCATTACCACAGATAATAGCAGGAGCTCCATCCCACTTTACTGTCATATTGACTTTTTTGCCAGACTTACTGGCTAACATATTTCTTATTGATACAAGAAAATTAATGGCGTTATCGCCACCCTTAGAACCTCTATTAATAATATCATCTTCTAAATGCTCTAAGTGAGTATTCTTATCTCTTGTAATAAAACCTTTAAAACTAAACATTTCTCCCTCAGTTTATCCATAACTATAATCACATTCTCCATATACTTCAATACAACTATTTATAAGGTTTCATCTGTTACACATAAGAATTTCATTACACCACCATTATATCTCCATACTTGATGTTTGTTTTGAAAATCACATAGTTTCTTAGCATCTTCTTCAAAGAAGAACTCACCAACAACAGTTTTCGTGGGATACTCTGTTACTTTCCAAAGTATTTCTTTATTTCGTTTTATCATTCGTTTGCGATAGTTTAGTTTAGGATAGGTACTGTCGGCTCTTGGTTTTCTATCGCCTTTACGAAACTTTACTTTTTGTTTTTTATTCATTTTTGTCAACCTTTATTTTATTATTTTTTACTAGTCTGGCAGTATCTTTTACAATTGTAGGATATTCATCTTCTGGAAGTAGAAAGGTACCTGCTTGTAGGGCATCTTTAGAAATCAAATGTTTGTGTGGGTGTTCTATGTTATCCCAATTTTCTAATATTTGTTTTGCCAAATTATCATAGTCTCCGTCACTGATTATAGAATTATCTAATTGATAATAAATGTAAGAATGAACTAGATATTGCCCTATTAGATGATTCATATATTCTCCTATAATTGAAAATCTGAAAACTTATCATAAGGATCAGATTTCTCCTCTACTGTTTGATTACTATCAACTATATTTTGTGCTGAATTTTCAACATCATATAGTTTCATTTTGGCTCGGTCAACACCAATGATAAATGATTTATTTGTTGTAGGATCATTATATCGATTTTTTAACTGCTTAACTTTCATTTGTCCTAGTGCCTCTAGTTCTTCGTTTGACATTAAGGCAAACATAAAGTCAGCAGTCGCTGGTAGACCAAAACTTTCAGACGTATCTTCTAACCCAATATCAGTCGATACAAATCCTGTTCTTGTTGTTTGAGTAGCAGTAAAGATTGGTAAATCAAACTCAACAGCAAGTCCTCTTAGTTCTTCAGCGATTGCTTTAATGTAAAAGTATGATGATATATTCCCACCTTTAAATCTACTTGAACCACATATATTTAAATAATCTATAAACAAGACATCAGGTCTAAAACTTTTCTTCAAGGCTAATTCATTAATCAATGCTCTAAAATGTCCAGCATGAGCAGAGGCAGTCGGATATTCTTTAATAATTAATTGACCTGATGTTTTACCTTGTATTCTATTCATCTTACTATCATATAAATGTTTAGGCATAACATGAAGGTCATCAATAGTTACATCAAATAAATTAGCATCTATTCTTTCAGCAATTCTTTCTTCCGCCATTTCTAAAGTAATATATAAGACATTCAAACCTTGTGATAGATAAGCACTAGCGGCATGACACATAAATAAAGATTTACCAACACCAGTACCAGCAAGTGCCACATTTAAAGTTTTAGAAGGAACACCGCCTTTTGTAATACGATTGAAATAATCTAAATCAAATTTGTATCGTTTCTCTTTAGTGTGATACCATTCAAATCGACTTTCAGCATCACCAATATAATCATGCCCAATGTGATTGTCAAATGAAACAGCAAGGGCTTCAGATAGAATACTTGGGATTGCTTCAGGTGTTCTTTTGTTATCTTTACCATCTAAGATTTTAATACCGTCTAAGACAGCATTATGAACGGCTCTATCTTTACAAAACTTTTCTGTAGTATCAGACAACCATTGATTATCAACTTCTTCATTTGTAAAATTTTTAACTAAATCTTTAACAATTTTTAATTCTTCATCATTGATATCTTTTCTTTGATTTAATTCAATTAAGATTGTTTCTTTTGTAGGTAGATTTTTATATTGTTCAACAAACTTTTCTATCTGTTCAAACAATAATCTTTCTTCTCTTTTAGTAAAGTAATGTGTTTTAACAAAAGGTAATGCCTTTCGAGTAAAATCTTCATTAAAAAAGAAGTTTCTAAGAATTGTAATTTCTATTCGTTCACTTGTCATCAAATACTAATGTCCCATCCTGTAACTGTTTTTCAACTATTTCAACTAATATATCACCAATATACACTCTAAATTCATCACTGTCAATGCTCTCCTGGTTAGGATTTGCCATTATGTCATACGTGAATTTAAGAGGTACTTCACCACTTTCATTTGCCTCAGGAGCAAACTTAACGTGATTGTACTTATAGATAATGTCTTTGTATTTACCTTCAGTTAACTTTATACAACTAAAGTCATCACCGTTTCGTTGAGCAAATACGTATCGACTATTCTTCTTCGGATCCGTAGCTGAATTTTCTTTTGGCAACTTCATCTAATTGGTCTAATATCTCCTTTGTAAAATATTTTTCTGGATCTTCATTGATGTTTTTACCAAAGACTTTTGAACCGTCAGGTAGTTCATATCGTGTCGATACTTTCTTAAAGATACCTGCTGATTCAGCAAGGTCTAATAGACCATAATACTTATCAAGTCCTTGTTTATAGGTTAGTCTTACATCAATTTGAGCGTTTTCTTTTGTTAAACGTGATTTATAATTTTTACAATGAATGATATTACCAACTACTTCCGTGCCATCTTTTTCTTTTCGTTTACCAAGATAGACAATAGATGAGGCAGCATACTTTAGACCAGCACCACCGCCCATTTCTTTTTGTGGGAACATTGACCCAATGACATCATATGTATGATTTGTCATAATCATAGGAACATTTGCTTTTCCTAATTTCAATGTTAAAACTCTAAATGCTGATTTTACAATTTGACTTCTTGTCATATCTCTTGTTTCTTTACCATCAGCAGTATCTTCCATTTCTTTTGTAGTCGATAACATTCCTAAACTATCTAATACAAACATTAATGGTTTTCTATTGGAAACATCTTGTTCTAAGTATTTGTCTAATACTTTAATCGATTGTGTTCTAAACTCTTGTACCGTAGCAACAGGCACAATAACCATACGACTAGAATCAACACCTCTACTTTCAATCATATCTTTTGAAATAGCACTTTCTGATTCAAAGTAAATAACTCCAGCGTCTGGATTCTTATCTAAAAAATTCTTTACAATACCTAAGGCAAAAAATGTTTTACCTGTAGCAGCTTCACCAGCAATTGCTGTGATTTTATTACCGGGCATACCACCATAGATACTGCCTGATAATAAAGCATTAAATGAATACGAGCCTGTATCAATAAAACTTGTTACATCAGCACTATCAACTCCTTCACTAACAAGTGTAGCATATTCATTACCTGTTTCTTTAATTATGTCTTTTAGAAAATTGCTCATATTCTAGTTTCTCCTTGTCATTATAAGTGATTGTATACCACTTAATATCATTATTATACATGAATTCCTTGATTTTGTCAAGCTCCTTTGGTTCAAAATAATGTGTGATATGCCTATTACCATTGTAAACTGCTATCATCATTATTTACTTATTACATTAATTCATCTACATTTATGTCTTGTTGTAGTAAATTCTCTAATTTTTCATTATTATAACAGTCAATAACTAAATGTAGTCTATCAAATTCTGCCGAATTGTCAACAGCATGAGGTTTAGATACATCTGTAAAATAGTATTTACCTGTTTCTAGGTTATGTACATTAGCATCTTTACCTTCCCACAATGTCATAGTAACTTTTTCGTTTGTTTTTAAAGGTACATGAAGCCGAACAATCTTACCGTCTTTAATCATCTTATCAACTTTGTCTGTATGTTTAGCAATCTTTGTGCCTGATTTTAATCTCATTACTCTCACTCTTTCCATTTCAGCCGGAATGTGTGATAAGATTTCTTTAATTGGAAGTAATTCTGATTGTTCATATAATCGAGTCCATCTTAGTGGTTGTTCTTCTACATCTGATTTTAATACACCTGGTTTTAAGATGTTAGTAATATCATCACTGTAACCACGAATTGAAATAGCATCCCAATGCCCTTTAGCATTGTTCTTCGTTTTGACAGCAGAGAAATCTAAATTGTTTAGATAATTAACTGCCTCTTATAAATCATTTTTATATTCGGGTAAGTCTAATTGTTTAAATGACGGCTTCGTCATTTTTCTTTTTTACCTTTCGCTTTTTCAATGTTTCATTCCATAAACGATATGCCTTATCTTCTGGCACATAATCTTCAGGTGGATCATCATAGTATTTAGGCTCTACTTTATTCCACATAACATTGTAAATTTGTTCCTCTGATAATGCTCCATAATCTGAGTAGTGTAGTTTGCCTTCAAAACCATTTGCCATTTCTCTTATACGCTCTCGGTTGTACTCAACTTTACGTTGATAATCCCAATACTCTTTATGTAGTGTATAATCTTTTTCTGAAATAGGCATATTCATATTTATCCGAGAAAACTTTCTAGTGTTCCTTTTCGACTATGTTTAAAAAAGTCATAATCAGTAGGACCAAAACACCACACATTCTCAATAAATGTTGATGTTTCAAACTTTCGTTTTTCTTCCTCATTTTCAAATAACTTATCTGATTTAGGTCGTTGTCGTATCTTCATACCAATTTGACCTATAAACTTGTCCCAATGTTGAGCAACTAGTTCATCACCTGAATAATATCTTTTGTTTTTAATTTTAGGATCCATAATATTGACTAACATAAACTTTGATTTTTTCATAGTTTCTCTAGCAACAGGCAGATAGAAATCATCACGCCATTTTTCATACTCATCAAACTTTGCCCAACTTTGATCCTCTTCGGCTCTACCACCAGCATTATATTTTTCTGTACTAAAATATGGTGGACTTGTAAAGGCACAATCTATATCAGGCAATTCATCATAAGGAATATCTTCAGCGCCACATCTAAAAATTACTACATTCTTTTCACCTGAAGATACAAAATAAGATTTACCCTTCTTTGTTACACCCCATTGTAATATAGTTCCCTCACCTGTTAATATTTCTTCATAAGTTTGACATTGATTCATATATCTATCGTAAGTATTAGGATTAGGATCACAACCAAAATATGTTTT